TATCTTAGTCTTAGTGCCGTCAGGAGCGGTATACGTCAGTGCCGCATTGCGTGATATCAAACTGGTTAAAAAGGCCTGGGGGAGGTCGACCCCTCGCCGAGCCAGCTTGGCAGCCTGGTCTAGAAAAGTAGCCGCGCGTTCGAAAGTGTTTGGGAGGGGTTCAGCAAAGAACTCACCGTGTGTAATGCCGTTCATCGCGCGTAGTGGATATCCCGCAACGACGCCCGAATAGCCATCGTAACCGTAGCGCAGGAATTCACCTTTCCCAGGTTCATCGGGCGAACAATACTCACAGGTTATCTTATAGAGCTGGCCAGCACTGCCGGTGAGATTGAAGAGAAGGGAAAGTAACGTAGCGTCCCTCATAGTGAGGGTCGTGAGAAAGACATCGTCACCCTGTCTATCGCCCTGGAAATGGATTAAGTCTCGTCCTAAAAGTAGCCTGGCAGCCGCTGAAGCCAGGTGAGAGTCGACTCTATTGCATAGCGTGTTAGTGAAACTAGTACCCCGTTCCCCGCTCTGCAAGCCTCGTATAATCCGGGCAATCAACCCGGTCTCTTGTTCGCTGAGATATGTGCGGGATCGCGCTTCCGTGATGTACCGTAAAGCTGAGGCAATGTCATTGCGCGCATCATCGTAAACACGATTCAGCGTCTGTGCCCCACCGCGAGCGATTAGTACGTCGGCCACTTTAACATATAGCTTGGACATCACTTCGAAAGTGTGGTTTAAATTGAAATCAGCAAAATCCCACATCAGCGCAACCTGCGTCTGCCGTAAGTCTGAGATGCGCCGCAAGTGGTTAGATATCCTAGCACAAGCGTGGTGTGACGAGGAGTACCAAGTATCGTCGCGGGTATTACTATCGAACATATCTAACAAATACGCCTGCGAAATGTAGTGGTAGACGCTGGTCGTCAAAATATACCTAATTTTTCCAGCCTCATACTTGATCGCTTTCATAGACCACTGAAGTACGCGATCCGCTTTAGTCCACAACTCACGAATAGCCCTTTCAGGGATATCGATTAAGGCACCGCGCTTATTGAGACGCAGTTTTTTGCCATCTTCCCACGTGACGGTAGCACCCGGCGCACCGCCGGAGGCTCCCCAGAACATGCGATTACTGTACCAGGTGTTGAAATCGACTAATACAGTCTCATGGTTAAGTACTTCGCGAACTGTTGCATCCACTGCTTCATCCAAGAGTTTCCTGTACTTGTTTAAATCGAAAGATATGGATCGACTTCCTGGCGCGATGTACGGTATTCCCCTAACGGTCGGATCAGCCATGCGCATCAAGACTTCATTGGCGAAGTTAGTTTTAAAAAGCTCGCTTCTCCCTGCAATAGTATCTAAACCGTAGAGAGCATTCCCCCATTGCCGAGCGCTTACAGCTGGGTATATGACTTTCGCGTAACCAAGTAATCTAGCAGATAGCCGCCCCTCCGTATGGAGAGCCTTCATCGTTTTCACGTACTCTGTGAACTCCAAGGCGAATACTCCCTGCCCCCACGTGCCAGGTGACGACTCCGCGAGCAAATGAATTATATCGACCCCTGTTTGCCTAACGCTTGGGAGTAAAAGTAAATTGAAGGCCGCGACTAATTCCCAGTTGTTCTCAGCTTGCAGGAGGTGCCGGATAATAACACGCGCGCCAGGTTGGCTGATGAGGGTCGGAGCCAACTGCCAATCGACAAAGACCTTGCCACCAGCTCGCCCTGCGTTCTTAGGGTACTTCTCCGCCAAGGTGGAGACCCACCCCTTAGGCAAGTCGACTGAACGATCCTTAACTGAAATCGGCCGTACGTCCGCGCTAGCCCTCACTGCGAAGGCAACATGTGCTGGCGTGAGGACGACGACAAATTTCTGGTATGGCCGTACTCTGGTCTTAGAAATCAATTCAACGGCCACAGCATGAGGATCAGCGACCACTTGGCGAGACAGGTCCAAAAACAGGTAGTTGTCTGGATCGATGAGGCTCAAGTAATGTCGAAAACGATCAGGCGGTATCCCCAATTTACCGTCGTCGGCAGCATGTTCGCCGCGCTGATGTAAATCAGCTTCAAACCCCAAGACCCGCAAAAGCCTGAAGGCGCAGCAGTGATGTACGAAACCGTGGTTGTGGTAATACTGGAAAGGTACACCACCGGCGGTGATGACTCGGACGGGTGGACTATCGATAGCCATCTGGGACAACAGTACCCTAGCGCTCTCGGATACGACATCCCCTCGGTTGTAAACGAGTGATAGCCCCTTTATAGCGGGCGCAGCTCGTGAACGTAACGGCAGGTAGTCATATACCTTTGCTGGGAGAGGATTGAGGAGCAAGAAAGCCATGGCAGCCCGAGTTTGTGAATCAGGCGGGCGATCCAGCTGATAAGCATCGAATAAAGCGCGAAAATCTACAAAGATGCTCCCGTCGCTCATTTTAAAACTACGACCCTGAAAATCATTCAGGGCTGGCGTTATACCGGTATAGAGACCCGCGCTTGTGTTGGCAAGAGGGTCGGTCAACCAGTGCAAGACCTTGGAACGCTCGACCGCCGTGTAGTTGTTACCGGCGTTCCAGATTAGTTTTCCGGATGTTGATCAGCGTAGGCTTCGTGCGCGGCCTGGTTCGCTATATCTGTCCTAGAACGAGCTTGTTCTAATGGATCAGCGTCTGCTCGCGGGACAGGAGTGCCTACGGGTTGGTGAACGGGGACGTCGCTGTCGTTACGTTGTGCTTCTTTAGCGTTCCCGTCGGTGCCACTCGTTACGCCGGTGAGAGGTGCAAACGGGTTAGAAGGTTGCTTAAAGACGGGCGCGGGTGGCTGGCGCGGCGTTGTAGGGGCAGACTTGTGTCCAGACTTAGCCCGCGGTGGTCTAAGCGCGACCGTAGACCCGTCGGTCATGGTGAGAAAATCCTTTTGAAGCGCAGCCCCCTGCATAGCGCCAGCGTCCGAGTCGTTGGGGACAACGACAGGGTCCGGG